GCAATAGCGAAAGCAACAGACGCAGTAGAAAAAGCAAAAAATATCACAGCGAACAAAGCAGAATATGATACCGCAAAAGCCGATGCAGATAAAGCAAAAGATGCCTTATTGAAAAAATTAGAAGAACTCAAACCACTTTTAGAAGAAGCCTATAAATTGTTAGAAGAGTTGCGTAAAAATGTCATAGAACAATCAGACACACTTGAGAAAGAGAAAAAAGACTACTTGAAGAGTTTAGATAAATTAGTAGCTTTGTATAGCAGTTATCTTAAAATATGCACAAAAAATATATCAAGATATGACAAATTATTTGAGCACAATGAGATTAGTAATATTGACGAGGCATTTATGATTAAATCATATTCTGATTTTTTGAAAAAATTAAATAAATTAAAACAGAACTTGGAGACGAAGGATATTGGTAAAATAAGGAGGGCTTTAACTGATTCCATTAATAGACTATTTAATATGTATGGTGTAAATACAAATAATGAAGCATTTATGAAAGCCTTTTTAGAAGGATATGACGATAATGGTGCTCCTATTAATGAGAAAGGGGCTGAAGGGAAGGATGACAAGAAAACTAAGGACATTGATTATATTATAGATCGCATAATAAATTATAACTTAGCCAAGTAATGAATAATGAATAATGAATAATGAATAAATATGATTTCCATCTATTTACAATAAAAAAACAATTATTTTTTAGTATTATTTACTATATAAAGAATACAAGCACGGCTAATTTGGTTAGTCGGTGCCTAACTAATTTAATTAGAATAGGCAAGTCCGCCCATACCAGAGAGAATGCGAAGAACATTATAATTAACCGCGTATATGCTAATGACACCGCTAATGGTTGATGATAATGACAGAACGGCAGTATCTATGCGGGACATATTAAGAGTTCCACTGGGTTGGTGCTCCTCAGGCTTAAGAGCGAAGGAATATACGTTAATTCCTTGATGATACTTGTCAGGGGTATTCTCGTGGTGTTGGTAAGGTTGCACGAGGGAGAAATAATCACCTTTGCGAGTAGCGAAGCGATCATTGCCGTTAAGCATAATCTTGGCATTTGTCACGGGGTTAGCCGAGTCGAGGTGATCGTTATTGGCTACACTGGTGCCACCAGCGGTTGAGTAATTGTTCCAATAAACACCAGCATCAGTTTTCTTGATAGTCCATACTAATTCTTTGCAAGGATGATTGAAGTTCATTCGGATGCTTTTCATCGAATCAGTAGTTCCACCAGTGATAGAGTCAGCGCCAGTGAATTGGAGTTGTTCTATCAGATACTCGTGAGATAGCTGAGCAAATCGTCGGCGTTCATCGGTATCGAGGAAGATATAATCAACCCATAAAGTTGCTTCCTCAAGTTTGACAGAGCCAGTTAATTTATCATTAGCAACATATGATCTAGTATTTTCTTCAGGATATCTAGTTTCTTCTTCAAAAGTAAAGTTAGTTGCGGTTTTATCAATCATTAATACGTCGCTTTCATATTCAATATTGATTTTGACTTCGTGGTATTGTAGAGCGATTAAAGGCAGCGCTAGACCAACATTGCGGCAGAACCAGAACTCGAGGGGAACATATAATTCATATTTTGCACCAGTGGCAAGTTTTGTTGCAATGTTTCGCCCGTTAGCACCTACCATAACATTATACCCGTCGCGTTTTCCAATAGGAAGTGAAAGTTCGTTCCAGATATACAGCCATTCTGAGTAATGCTTATCAATACGTTGTCCACCAATTTCAAGCTCAATAGTTTTTAAAAGCTTGTGTCCAAAGTTGGGAACAAGTGCAACATCACCAGTAGCCGCAATCTTTCCGTAGAAATATACACGATGAATTAAATCGCCATTACGAGTTATTTGGAAACTAACACGAGAACCTAATGAATTACTGCCTGTAGGTGTTTGTTGAATAGCTTCAATCGCGAAGTTAGTATGGCGACGATATACAACCTTGAAAAAGGTAATTTGAGGATTACCAGTTAAATAAACATCCTGTGCTCCATAAGCTACTAATTGAAGAAGACCACCACCCATTTACGCTATATTCTTTATACTATTAGAGGAGAAAAAAAAAAGGCAATTATAATAACATTAAATTAAATACTTTCAACATATAATCTTATTAAATTACTTAGACTACTTTAATTAGAATATGCTAATCCACCCATACCAGACAGAATACGGAGAACGTTGTAATTCACTGCATAAACATTTAAAGAAGAATTAGTAGTCATAGCACTATTAAACGTTAGAGAAAGAGTAGCAGTATCTATGCGGGACATATTAAGAGTTCCACTGGGTTGATGCTCTTCGGGTTTAAGAGCAAATGAATAAACATTGATACCTGCATTGCTTGGTATATTCTCGTGATGCTGGAAAGGTTGCACAAGATTGAAGTATGACCCATTACGTTCGGAGAAACGATCATTGCCATTGAGTATAAGTTTGGCATTAGCAATCGGATTTATAGAAGTATAAGAACTTCCACTAGCAATAACTGCAGTATTTGTTAATTTATTGTAAGTATATGGTAACACTATACCAGTATTTGCGGTAGTATAATTGAACCAATTATTATTAGCAGTAAGAGGCGTATCATCTTTACGACTAGCAAACCATACAAGTTCCTTGCAAGGGTGATTGAATGAAAGCTTTGAGTTTAATTTAGTTGATGAGATTGATTCAGAACCAGTGAATTGGAGTTGTTCTATCAGATATTCGTGCGATAGCTGAGCAAATCTGCGGCGTTCATCGGTATCGAGGAATACATAATCAACCCACAGAGTTGCTACGGGGAACTCGGAAGGAGCATCTCCAGTGCCTTTGCATAAATCGGCAGTTTCAAATTGGATATTAATCTTGACTTCGTGATATTGAAGAGCAATTAAAGGTAGCGCGAGACCAACATTGCGGCAGAACCAGAACTCGAGAGGAACATATAGGGTATTACCAGTGGATAGATTTCCGCCAGACATACCTACCATCTTATTATAGCCAGCGCGCTTTGATTTAGGTAATGAAAGTTCGTTCCATATATATAACCAATGCGAATAATGCTTGTCTATTTTTTGTCCTCCAATTTCAATCTCAATGAAATTAATTACACGTAAACCATAGAATGCGCATAATGAAGTATCACTATTTACTTTAAGAGATAAATACATACGATGAACTAAATCGCCATTACGAGATATTTGGCAGGTCACGCGATTGCCATATCCGGGTGTTCCATTGAAGGTTTGACCAATAGCTTCAATAGCGAAGTTAGTATGACGACGATATACAACCTTGAAAAAGGTAATTTGAGGATTACCAGTTAAATAAACATCCTGTGCTCCATAAGCTACTAATTGAAGAAGACCACCACCCATTTACGCTATATTCTTTATACTATTAGAGGAGAAAAAAAAAAGCCATTTATAATAACACCTATTATATTTAACAATTCAAATTAATTTTAATTAATTCAAACTATTATATTATAATTTTCAAGTAAAATAAAATATTATGAAAAAGGTATCTATTATTTAATTGGAATAGGCTAATCCACCCATACCTGAGAGAATACGGAGAACGTTGTAATTTACTGCATAAATATTGATACCATCAAATGTAGTAGAACCTGTAGTGTATTTTGAAACATCCTTAGTTGTAATCATAAGTGTAGCAGTATCAATACGGGACATATTTAAAGTTCCACTGGGTTGATGATCTTCGGGTTTAAGAGCAAATGAATAAACGCTGATACCCGGATTTGAAGGTATATTAGTGTGATGTTGATAAGGTTGAACATATGAGAAATATGCTCCGTCGCGGACGCTGAAACGATCATTGCCATTTAATTGTAATATAGCATCCGCGAAAGGGGTTGATGCATTTAATGAGGGAGTACCAGCAGTAGCAAAATTATAACCAAACATATAATTTGATGTAGTGAAGTCTGTGATATAATTTGATGTAGACTTCGGTAATACATCTACTAGACCATCCTTTGTTAAATCTACATTATCTATATTAGTATAATTATACCAAGACGCTTTCTTATCAAACTTAGGTTTTGCTACCCATACAAGTTCCTTGCAAGGATGATTAAAGTTGAGTTTAATGCGATTATTAGCATTATTATTAAGAGTTTCAGTTCCAGTGAATTGAAGTTGTTCTATTAAATACTCGTGAGATAGCTGAGCAAATCGGCGGCGTTCGTCGGTATCAAGGAAAATGTAATCAACCCATAGCGACATATCAGTAATATCGGGAACATTCGCTATGGTCGCGGCACCATCAGCAGTTGCATCAGTATCAACTAAATCAAAAGCACAATTAGCCTTTGTTTCAAAGTCAATCTTGATTTTAACTTCGTGATATTGGAGGGCAATTAAAGGAAGCGCTAGACCAACATTGCGACAGAACCAGAATTCAAGAGGAATGTATAAGGTAGTGTTATTGAATGTAGTAAAATCCTTATCCGCACCAACCATAGTATCATAACCATAACGTTTGCCGCGAGGAAGGGAAAGTTCATTCCAAATATATAGCCAATCTGAATAATGCTTATCTATTTGTTGTCCGCCTATTTCAATAAGAACTGATTTAATAAGGCGAAGACCCACGTAATTGACATATCGGGTTCCTGTTGTTAAAGTTCTAGTCCCAGTAGTTTTAGGTAGCGACACTTGAAGATATACGCGATTAATTAAATCACCATTACGAGATATCTGGCAGTTCACTGTTTGCCCGTATCCTGCAGTTCCGTTAAAGGTTTGTTGGATAGCCTCAATAGCGAAGTTAGTATGACGACGATATACAACCTTGAAAAAGGTAATTTGAGGATTACCAGTTAAATAAACATCCTGTGCTCCATAAGCTACTAATTGAAGAAGACCACCACCCATTTACGCTATATTCTTTATACTATTAGAGGAGAAAAAAATATGAATTAAATGTATGTATTAATATATTTATTATATAAAAATTAATATTAATAATTCTATTATAAAGATGTTCAAAGAAAAATCATCAAAAAAAAAATATATATCAGATAATAATGAGGTTTTTACGCTAGATGCGATGCACAACAATATTATAAAGAAATTTGAACTTACTAACAAGGACAAAGAAAACTGCAAAGTATTGTTGTATGATTTTGAAGTTCAATCAAACCTAATTATGAAAAATATAGAGGCATTTAAGAATATCCAAGATAACAAGGAGCATATAAATAGTCTATGGACTAGCAATATTATTATAAGAGAGAAAATTATTGAACTCAAGAACAATATAAAAGAGTTGGAATCGTATAACGAAATCGAATATTATAAAAATACCAGTTATATTTTATTTCAATATTATGATACTGTAGAAAAGCAGTCGAACATAAGTAATACGCACACATCAATATCGAATGGAGTTTGCATTTCTTCTAGCGAATTATTAAGCAGACAACCAAAGATATACAAGAACGATTCAAAGAAAAAACGCTCATCGGTATCAGCAACAACAATCAATGTATTAGATGCTCTTAATAATTTAAATATGGAACAGCCTCTAGTTAGTGGCGGCAGCAGCGTAGGATGCACTGATGACGTTGGCGTTATTAAAGTTAGCGATAATAAGCAGAGAAGCAATAACTATATAACCCCTAATGTCTTACTAGATAAAGATAAAGATAAGGATAAGGATAAAGATAAGGATAAGGATAATATTAACATTAGACCTTCTAAGAATAATTATGAATATTCAAATAATACAAAGGAAGATAATGTGATAGATAAGAGTTCGCTAGTGGATAAATATATGTCTATAATAAACAAGAAATATGTTAGAAATGTCGAAGAGGAGGACATAGAAATATGTAAAAATTGTAAAAATCAGATGACGTGTTTGCAGCACGACGCAATAATTATTTGCAATATCTGCGGATATCAAGAATTGCTTCTCGTGGAGCAGAATAGACCTATATTAAAACAGAACACAAAGGATACTTCGCATTTTAGTTATAAGCGTATAAACCATTTTAGAGAATGGTGTAATCAGGTTCAAGGAAAGGAAAGCACAGATATTCCTGATGAAATATTTGAAAAGATTTTAACGGAAATAAAGAAAGAAAAGATTATAGATGCTAAAACAATCACATATACTAAAATGCGGGATATTCTCAAACGTCTTAGGATAAACAAATATTACGAGCATATAAATTATATTATTAACAGAATTAATGGAATACCTACGCCGCAATTTAGCCAAGAATTAGAAGATAAGTTATGCAATATGTTTAGAAATATTCAAGCGCCTTTTCTAAAACATTGTCCGAAAGATAGGAAGAACTTTTTATCATATAGTTATGTGTTATATAAATTTTTTCAAATATTAGGTTTAAATGAATACCTTAAATATTTCCCATTATTAAAAAGTAGAGAAAAACTATATGTCCAAGACCAAATATGGAAAAAAATATGTGTAGAACTCAATTATGAAATAATACCATCGTTATAACACATTACATCAGATTACCTAAAATTAAAATCCATTGGGGAAACCAACCATACGGAAGCCAGCGCCTAAACCTACACCTTGTCTAGCACCTGAAGAGACTGCTGGGGATAGTAGGTCAAGAACCGAGAAGGTGCAAGCAGCAGTTAATGCGAGCATCCATATTTCACTCCAAGCCAACTTGTTATTAGGTAATATAAGTGCTACAAAGGCAACTATGAGACCTTCAAATGCGTATTTAAGAAGTCTTATTACGACATCCCAAAAATCGACGGAATATTCCATTTATTATATTAATTATACTATTATAATAATATAAAATATTTTTGCTATTTGCTATTTTAATTATAATTCAAGATAATTATAATCGTATTTATTATGCACCATATCTAAAAATATATATAAGATTTATAATATATATTATTATTAGAAAAGAGATATTAAATGTCATCCGCAGAAAGCACTAGTGTAACCAGCGTTAAAGAGGTCGATTATCTGGACGAGGATAAACCTATTAGAGGGCAAAACTTTGTTCTGCTGTCTTTCTTGAGCCCCGAAGATGTCCTAGTTAATAAGGAGGCTTATATGTTCAGTGAGTTCATTAAGAAGTTTAGCAGTGATATGACTGCATTGCTCGATGGTATTGCATCCAAATATAGCGATTCAAAGGACTTCGTTGACTCCGTCAAAGAGAATAATGCGTATATCTTTGACCCTAAGGATATGAGCGAACAATATGGGTTTTACAAATCTGTGAATAACCAAGAACTCGAAGCGTCATATCACCGCGATAATAACTTTATTACTTCTATTCGTGGTATCAAAGTCAGGGGTGTATTCGATACTATTGAGGAAGCTAAAAATCGCAGTGAGTTTATTAAAAAACTTGATAGTAAGTTTAATATTTATATTGCTCAAGTAGGATGCTGGTGTCCTTGGTCGCCCAACCCTGATTGCTTGGAAAATCAAGAATATGCCGAAACACAACTGAATACGCTGATGAAAGAATATAAGAAGAATATGAATGATAAGGATGTTGTTTTCGAGAATAGAAAGACTTCCTTATTTAATAGCGCAGCTAATCAAGTAATTCCTGAAGAACCTACTGATGCGACGGCTGATGGAGAAGTATCTGCTGATACTGCTGACGTTTCCGCTGATACTGCTGACGTTTCCGCTGAAGCGGCGACTGATGAAGCGGCGACTGAAGTAGTAGTCGGAACGGACGCAGAGGGCTCTGATGCAAATGCTGACCCTATTGAAATGTCTGAGCTTAAAGATAGCATAGAGCAAGTGGATGCTTGGAGTGCTCAAAAACTGGGCATCGAATAATTTGTATTTCTAATTTTTTTTTCTTATTCCTTAATATTAAGAAATGAAAGCAATAGCAATATTTTTGCTATTCATAGGGTCTATTTTAGTTATTCAAGGGTATTATAGTAATAAAGCAGTATGCAAAAAAGACAAAGTTGTTGTTAAATACATACCTAGAAGTATTTATGAAGAACAATTAAAACCCGAAGAGAGCCTTCAAACATTTTATAAAAGCATGTTTGAAGACATTTTCTTATATCCGCGTTAATATTTTATTTTTATCCTTAATATTAGTAAATGGATATATTAAAAGATATTGAAAAAAACATTCTAAATATTAATATGTATGAAAAAGGTGCAAATGCAAAGGATCCTTTAAATGCTAATAATTCGAATGTTTTAAAATTGAATGCAATTAAAAAACTTATTAACGATTATTTTAAGTATAAGAATGATGCCAATGATATAATAGTGCAAAAAAAGATGAAATACGAAGAAATTTATAAGAATGTCAGAGAAAAGAATAATGTCAACTATGATTTTTTTTTAGAAAAAAAAGAGGGCTTTCATAATATTCTAAGAGAAACTAAAACATTATCGGCATTATATGATTATTTGGAATGTAAAATCGAGGATTATAAGGAAGTTGCCGACATCTATACATCTGAATATATAAATCTTGAGGAACGCGTAATAAAGCCTAGTAATGCGGCTAATGCGGCGGCTAATCCCTGTCCTGCAGGTAAAGTATTAAATCCTAAAACGAAGAAATGTGTAAAGGCTAAAAAGGTTAAGGCTGATGACGATAAGGCAGGTGTGGCTGCAGCAGTAGCAAAAAAAGTCAAGAAATGTCCCGAAGGCAAAGTATTAAACCCTATAACAAATAGATGTATCAAAGATGTTAATTATAAACCTAAATAAATAATGCTAAATATAAAATTGATAAATAGATAGAGATATTATGGTAAAAAATATTAAAGATACAATGATGTTTAAAATGAACTGGCTAAGTTTCGCCTTCGCTTTTGTATTGGGGATTTTCTATGTATATATTTCATCGCCCCCAATAAGGAATGTTATAAAATATCCAACGCCTTACAATGCGAATAAAATAGTATATATGAACCACGACAATCAATGCTATAAATACAACGCAGAGGAAGTGAAGTGCACTGAGGCATCACTAACGCAACCTATAATATAGTAATCTAGTAATTCTTTTTTTAAATTTTTATACATTAGAATAGATAGATAGATATATATAGAGATGAATAAAAAAGGAGCGGGTGCGCCTAAAGAAGCTATGACGGGGTTAAGAGTTACGATAGACAGGTTATTTTATGATGAAACAGGGCAAATCATTGTTAGCGCATTATTTGGTCTTGCGCTCGCTCTGCTATTTAGACGTATATGCAAGGACAACTGCGTTGTATATTCAGCGCCAGATATTAAAGATATCGAGGGAAACGTATTTAATCTCGAAGATACGTGTTATAAGTATAAATCCTACGCAATTAAATGCAATAGCATAGATAAACCATTAAAACCTTATGATGTTAATACAACGCCAGATAATCTAATAAGTGTTCCAAATTTCTTTGAAAAAATATTTGCTACTTCAGTATAATATCTAAGATATCTCCATATTTGCGTAATATAATTTATATTGAAAATATTATATATCAGTAGATAGAATTATAATTATGTCAACACCTATAAATACATTACCGCTAAAAACACAACAAACAAACATAGATGCAAATGACATTAATGACCCAATAGTCCAAGACGTTTTAAATGAGTTCCAAGAAGAACTACATAGTTCCAAACAAGCAAATAAATTGCCGCAACAAATGCAACAACAACTGCTACAACAGCAAGTGCAACAACAACAACAACAACAACAACAACAACTGCAACAACAGCAAGGAATGCAACAGCAAGGGATGCAACAACAACTGATGCAAGGAGGACAGCAAGGGATGCAAGGACTACCGCCTAACTCAAAGAATTATCAAAATAAATTTGATAATATGTCTTTCTATTTAGATATAGAAGTAGCAAAAAAGAGCCTTATATTGGTTATAATATCATTGATAATATATAATTCAGGGGTTATCAATACGATGTATGAGAAAATGCCTGATTATCTACAAGACAATCTAAATAATTTTGATATATATATTAAATCTGCGTCATTATTTGCAATCATATATATTTTATCATTCTTTGAATATCTCTGAATTACTAAAAACCTCTGTATTCCAGATTAGCAATATCACCAGTTTTATTATAATATGATGGGAATACATTAAAATATTTTAGAAGAAAGAAAAAGCTAATGAAGAATGCAGTAAATATTACAAATATTGATATGCCGAATAACATCGTATAAGACATCAAATCATAATTATCTTTATTAATTACTACAATTACAATAATTATTATAGCATAGAATAATACAAATAGCGAGTATAGCGATATAAACAAATTATGATTTCTATCTGTTATATTGTATGACCACGCTAATATCCCATATACCACTAATGTTAGCACAGAGTATCCTAGAATAGTAAATATCTTTTCTACAATTTGATCATTTTCGGTATTTGAAACAAACCTTTCATACATATTTTAAATAATCTCTTAATAATAATCTATATTTTTATTTACAATATCATATTACCAAGTATTACCAAGTATTACCAAGTATTACCAAGTATTACCAAGTATTACCAAGTATTACCAAGTATTACCAAGTATTACCAAGTATTACCAAGTATTACCAAGTATTACCAAGTATTACCA